TTTCAACACATATGCCTATTTATATGGCATTAGCAGGGGCAGGGGTAGCAGGGCATTTAGGTACACGGTCATTGATGATGCTAAAAGATAAATACGGATTTAAAGATTATGAAAGATAAGCCCAACTATTTTGTAATTTATACTATAATTGCAATGGTGAGCTTTCCGTTTTTGTTGTTGTGGATGTTTGTTAAGGTGTTGTGATTATGGCTAATCCTGTGGGGAGACCGCGTACAAAATTAAATGACTTGCCTGCTGATTGGGAAAGCATTATATGTATGGCTGCTCAGGATGGCGCGTCCGATGTTGAATTGAGATGCCTTTTAGGTATTGGGGAGTCGGCATGGGGAACACTTTTAGAAGATAGTGAAGAATTTCGTGGAACCATAAAAAAAGCACATGACCTTTGCCGTGTTTGGTGGGAGCGTCACGGGCGGAAAATGACCACAGGCGAAGCTGATGGAAATGCTACGGTTTGGATTTTTAATATGAAGAATAGATTCGGCTGGAATGATAAACAGCAGCTAGACCACACATCGAGCGATGGCACGATGAAAACCCCATTTTTTAACATCGTAGGGGTAGCCCCCAAAGATGAATCTTAATATACCGCATAAACTCATACCATCATTTGAAAATCTAAAGACTAACCAATACGATACGATTGTGTGGTATGGGGGACGCGGCAGTGCAAAAACCAATGCTTTAATTAAAATCGGAATCTTAGAATCATTTATTGATGATGGCGTGATTTTATGCTGTCGTGAGATTCAAAAATCAATCGCTGATAGCCTTTATTCTGCAATCGTTAGCTTTATCACTGACAATAAACTAGACAATATATTCAAAATCACACTTGGCGAAATAGTAAACCTGCAAACAAATGCGCGTTTTATTTTTGCTGGCTTAAAATCAAACATCACTAGCATCAAGTCTATTGATAAATTGCGTGTTGTTTTAACCGATGAAGCTGAAAACATCACACAACAATCTTGGGACTATTTGCGCCCTACTCCGCGATATGGTCATACCCGTACTTATGTTGTTTTTAATCCGCGTTTTGAGCAAGACCCGACATGGCAAGAGTTTGTTATAAGAGCCGATGATAATACGCTATTAACTGAGATAAACTGGCGCGACAATCCATTCTTTCCCGAGTCGCTAGAACGCCAAAGGCAACGCAGTTTGCAGGGCGACATAGGCCGATATAACTGGATATGGGAAGGCAAATTTTTACAAGTCAGTGATGCGTCAATCTTGGCCAAAAAATTAAAAGTACAAGACTTTGATATAACTGAAGATTTTAGCACACCGTATATCGGTGTTGATTGGGGGTTTAGCGTTGACCCAACAGCCGCTATTGAGTGTTATGTGTTTAGCGATAATTTGTACATTAGACGTGCTTGCTCAAAAGTCGGGCTTGAGTTAGACGACACGGCAGACTATCTAATTAAGCACATACCAAGCATTAAAAAATACACATCACGCGCTGATAATGCTAGACCCGAAACTATTAGCAAAGTAAAAAAAGACATTAGCTTAATAACAGCGTGTAAAAAATGGAAGGGCAGCGTTGAAGATGGTGTGGTATATTTGCAGTCATTTAAGCAAATCATTGTGCATCCTGAAGCTGAATGTTGCCTTGCCGAATTATCGGCTTATAATTACAAAGTAGATAGCAATGGCGACCCGACAACAGTTATTGATGACGCAAGCAATCACTATGCTGATGCGTTACGATATGCGTTAGAGCCGTTACTCCGTAAAGANNACACATTAGGCGTGCTTATTCGTCAATCTGGTAACTTTACGTCTTATAATTTTGCTCAATTTGTACAAGAGGCTTACAGGCAAAATCCGACAGTTTACGCTTGCATACAGCAATATATTGGCGCGTTTAATGCTTGTCCTATTATTATTAAGCGTGGTGAAGATGTTGTAAATAACGATGCGTTAATGAAATTACTAATGCAGCCAAACGAACAACAGTCTTTTAGTGAGTTTTTAGAGCAAGCATTAATTTATTATTGGGTCGGTGGTGAAGCACCTATTTGGGGTGATGCGGTTATTCCCAGCCGATTACCTAAAGAAATATTTATTTTACGTCCTGATTATTTAACACCTATTTTAGCTCAAGGTTCAATGTCAAAGGTTGCACAATGGCAATACACAGCAAGCGACAACGACATACAATCAATGAATGTTTTGCCGTCTAATTTGATGATGTGGAAAGCATACGATCCTTTATGTCGTTATCGTGGCTCAAGTCCTTTGTTGCCATGTTCTTATGCTGTCGATCAATTAAACGAATATGCAAAATCAAACTATTCATTGCTTAAAAACGGTATGCAGCCAAGCGGCGCATTAAGCACCGAACAAAATATCGAAGATAATAGTTTTAGCCGATTAAAAGAACAATTTAATGAAACCTACGGCGGCAGCACTAATAGTGGTAAGCCATTAATCTTAGAGGGTGGCCTTAAATGGCAGCCTTTCGGATTTACGATGCGTGATGCTGAGTTTTTGGGCGGTAAAACATCGGCTAAATTAGATGTGTGTGAGACATTAAAAGTGCCTCCGCAATTGTTAGGTATTGAGGGTAGTCAGACTTACGCAAACTATGAGCAAGCAAGGGCAGCTTTTTACGAAGATGCGGCAATACCACTATTCAATAATTTGTTAGCTAGTTTAAATCGTTGGCTCGGTTGGCGTGTTGGTTTAAAACCTACCGATATTATTTGTGTGGATATTGATGCTGTTTCAGCATTAGAGCCGAGACGAGCAGAACGCAATAAAACACTTGATACAATGCAGTCAATTAGCACCAATGAAAAACGTTTAGCCATGGGTTATGAGCCTGTGGATGGTGGTGATGTATTGCTAGTTAATAGCGGATTGATACCCTTAGAAATGGCAGGGGCAGACGTACCAACGATGCCGATATTATGACAAGAAATCAGAAGCTAAAATATGCAAGGGCTGTTTTATTGATGCAAGACCGCATTGCATTGAAGTATCAAAAAGATATTAAACGAGAATTAAAACTCACAGCGTCACAGCTTGCTGAATCCTATCGTATTAATCAATCTACTGTCGAATATCCACAAATACAAAACGAACATCAAAAACGCATCACTGAAATATTGCTTGAATTAGCTAAAGAGACATCCGACAAATTCAAGGTTTTTACGCTAAATGCAAAAAAGGATATGTTTAGCAATTATGTCGAAAATGGTATTTATAGTATGTTAGCAACTAACGTATTAACAACGGCGTCAACAGTTAGTGCTAACACTATAGCAATTGCCAGTGTTGTCATTATGCAATCAATGCGTGAGTCAGTTAATAAACCTAAAAACTCTCAACCTGATGTTATTGCTAAAAACATATCAAAAAGAGTGGGTGGCCAGTATTCAGTTAGCCGAGCCATGACAATCGCAAGAACGGAAACACACAAAGCAGCAAATACCGCACAGTATCACCGTGCAAGTGTAGCAGCTCAAGAATCGGAGCTAGAGGTTGTTGTGGAGTGGATTAGCACAAACGATGGCAGAGTTAGAGACGATCACAAACACGCTGACGGACAAACAAGGCCAATTGGTCAACCATTCAATGTAGGTGGTGAGCTGTTAATGTACCCGAGTGACCCGAAAGGCAGCGCGGCTAATGTTATTAATTGCCGATGTGTA